TCACATCCAACTTCGTCTCTCAATCTTTAATCTCAAATTATAAAAATAATGTAATATTATTTTTAACTTTCTGGACCTACTGGACCTATTTGAAAGTTTACATACATGTCAACCACCTCCTTCGTCGGTGGTGCACGTTAATGTTTATTCGGTGTACTGCCTCCGGCGTACTATACTATAATAGTAGTCTACCAGAATGTAAAAGAGATATAACTATTCTCAATATTATCTCCTTGACTTATCACAACAGTAATAAATCATATGCCTAACGTCTTTCTTTTTTTTATATGTTTTTATTTGAATGCCTCTCTGCATCTGTCTTATTATTGTTGTTTCTTCGTCTCTTATCTAATATAGCAAACTGGAAGTATTACTTAGAAGTACTTCCAGTTTGCTGACTAGTCTTATGCTCTTTCACCTTCTGCAAGAAGCCAAGCAACTGCGATGAATCCATTCCTGAAAATTTATCTATCAAATCTTCCTCCTTAACCTCTGATTTAGGTGTAGGAGTATCCTCTATTTGTTGAGGTGTATGCGACTCAATATAATTGAGCTTCAACTTAGCAACCTCCTCCGCCAAATACTTCTGGAACTCCTCATCTTCCTCTAACTCCTCTGGAAGAGGCGGATTATTAGCATTAATTAATCCATCCATAACTGAAGCAACGTAGAATTTAACTCCTAACGGTCCTGATGGTAAAGTACCTCCTGAAATCACAACTCCTGGACCAGCACCAGTAGCCGTTTGACCATAACATTGAACTAAAAATGCAACAACCATTTTAGAAGCTTGTTCTGTATTCAATGGAGCAGAAAGTACTGTACTGAATGGACTAATAGTCGCTCCAAGAGTAACTCCTTCTGTAATAATAGAACCTGCAAATGTAGGAATCGTTTGATTAACCAATGCCGATCCTGTCCATTCAATAAGACAAAGGAAACATCCATAAGTTCCTTTCGGCCACCTTATAATATTACCAACTGAAAGATCCATCCCAATATTATTTCCCGTATTAGCCTTCTGCGTAGCAGGATTACCAAGGTAATTAGTAGTCGTATAACTAGAATCATCACTACGATAGAAAGATGCTAACTGAATGGGTCCATTTTCATTAATACAAGGTTTGAGAAATTCAACCTCATAAGTAACCCAAAGCTCTCCAATATTCACATTAGCAGCTTGCTGCCCAGTTGTAGCAATCTGGAAATTACCCCAATCTGATAAACGAAGATCTAAATCATTATCAGTAGAATCTGATGGAGATCCCGTACGAACATATAATTCAGAAATGGGAGTCTGCGAACGATCACACTCGATCGGATGATACATCGAACTAGACTGACGAGCCGATGAAGCAAACTGATGATTCTCCATCTGTTGCTTATTCGCAAAATTAGGACGAGTACTATCATACTCTGTAGCCATCACAACTGTTCCTAATGCAGTATTAGTTGAACTCAACGCATCCGCTGATGTACTCTTAAACTCAAATATCATCCCTCTTAACTTATACTGCTCAAATGCCTGAGCTACAGCCGCTAACCATGGAAATGATGTCACAATTCCTGGATTAATCGGAATTGATACCAAATTGAACGCATTCGCTGCTCCAGTAATCACATCGCGAAGAAATTCTCGATGTCTCAAGATAAACCTCCCATCTTTCGCATTCTTAATCGTCGGAGGATCGTTCCCACCATTTAGAAAACTATTCTTCTGAACTCTAAACCCAGGTTGAACATAATCTCCAAACCCAAGCACTGATGCAAGACCTCCTCCAAACTCTATTAACCGTTCAGCTCCTTCACCAAGAACTGATCCTATACGCGATCCCATACCTGTATATTTACCATAACCTTTCACACTTTTGTAATTAGCATACTTGTTATATGCTGGCTTCTTATACGCAGGCTTCTTATAATATTTGTTAGATCCATATTGAGCCTTACGTGCGTATGCGGCCGCAATTGCGGCCTTCTGAGCTGGAGAATATCTCTTCGACATCTTAAACTTTTATTTAATAAATAAATAAAAATTATTTTCAATTTTCATCCCAATCTTCATCATACCAAAATACAAATTCATCATATATATTCATCCTTACCCAATTTGGTAAATATTGAAGATCATCTCCATAATACCACATAATTAATGGTGTATCGGTATTAACGATAAATAAATCTTCCATCTTTTTCTTCTACAACTTTCTTTTTTAAATCTTAAAAAAATTTTTTTTATTTCTAAAAATCTGGATCTATTGGACCTAAAATAATCAGAAACGAAAGATGCCCCAAATTGTTAGCCCCCTTATCAACAACTTGATAAATCCTAATACTGCAGCAGTACAAGACAGCAGATGCTGCGTGTGGGATGCAACAATCGGCGAAACAATTAACAATGTTGTCGTCGAACCAGCTACCATTAAGGCCTGGATGGAAAAGAATTGCAAGAAATGGTGCTTCCAACTTGAAAAGGCCCCTAATACTGGCTGGCGTCACTACCAATGTAGATTCTCTCTTAAAGAGAAAGCTAGAATCAAACAAGTATTTGATTTACTTGATGCTGATGACTTAACCGGTCATCTAAGTGTGACTTCTAAAGAAAATCGCGATAACCACTTCTACGTCTGTAAAGATACTTCTCGCGTTGACGGACCTTGGATGGATAGTGATACCAACTACTATGTCCCTCGTCAAGTCCGCAGTATTAAGGAATGGCTACCTTGGCAACAAACACTAATGACAATTTTAACTGTCTGGGATGACCGCGGTATTCATGTTGTCTTCGACCCTGATGGAGGTATCGGCAAAAGTACCTTCTGCACCTTCATGGGTAGCACTGGCAAAGCTGTCAAGATTCCTTATTGTAACGATTTCCGTGATATTAATCGTATCGTCATGGATAAACCTAAGGCAGGCGGTTATCTCATGGATATGCCTAGAGCTAGCAGTAAAGATAAACTGTTCCAGATGTATGCCGCTCTTGAATCCCTTAAGGATGGCTACGCTTATGATGATCGCTACAAATTCCGCGATATGTACTTCGACTCACCGAATATTATAATATTCACTAATAAAATGCCTGACGCTGGATTACTCACCCGTAACCGTTGGCATGTCTGGAAAGTTAATGATGAACAAGAACTTGATGATATTACTGCTGAACTTGATGTACGCGAACCTCGTAGGCAAATCGATAAGTCTAAAATCGATATTGTAAGTAATATTGACTCTAATGGATTCTTAACCATAAGTCGTAAAGAGAAGCCTGGAAGTCCTCTTGAAAGTCGAACAGTTGATATTGTCTATGACAAAACTGGCCATATTGGTATATCCAATAATATGCCTGTCGAAAGCATTTCTTTATCTGACGAAATAAAAGCTATTTCTGAATTAGCTGCTCTTAAAGCAGAAGTTGCTAAGCAAGCTTCTAATCCTCCTCCCACTAATAATATGTAAGTGGGAGGCTAAAATTTATTATTGCTAATAATAAATGTATTTTTAACCCTGGGGGGTTTTTTTCGGCGGTTCCCTGTAATAGTACGAAAAAAACCCGGTTCACATCCAACTTCGTCTCTCAATCTTTAATCTCAAATTATAAAAATAATGTAATATTATTTTTAACTTTCTGGACCTACTGGACCTATTTGAAAGTTTACATACATGTCAACCACCTCCTTC